AACTATTAACTTTAAAAAAAATAACTGATTATGACACCGACTAAGGAAATGCTGAACGCATATCTGCACAGCGAACATAAGAACGTTGATGCGCAGGCTGAACTATGGTACTGGGCAGGCATTGCTGCCTATGCCCACCTGTCAAGCCCAGGCAGTGACGAGTGGAAGAGACAACACGGATTTAAAACTGAGGAACAATGAACTACTACATTCAAGGAAATAAAGACACTGGATGCAACTTCCTCAACCGCCAAGAAAGGAGGACAAACAATGAGTAGCGCATTTGACTGGTTGGGATATAAGGCAGAGGTAGCAAAAGAACTTATCCGTCCTTGCTATGAGGAAGCCAAGGCATCCGCAAGGAGCGGAGGACTGCGCCCTGCTAAAGACGTGGCTATCGAGGACGCCATCAACATGGCAGTAGATATGGCCGAAAGGCTGGAAAAACGGCTGAAAGGAGGTGAACAATGACATACTTTGTTGTCGGCCTGTGCCTCGGCATGATTGTGATGGCAATCATCTGCGACAAGGCGCACAAGGCCGAGGTTGAAGAACTGCGCAAGCAGATTGAGCAGGATAGTAAGAACTACTACGACGCGGTGAACGAACTGGAGAGCGAGATCCGCACGCAGCGCAACGTGGTCAAGGCCCTCAACGAGGACAACGTGAGACTACGGAAGAAACTAAAAAATAAAGAATATGAACATCAATCCTAACACAACAAGCAGCGCAAGCCAGTGCGCACAGATAAAAGACTGGTTGGAACAGGGCAACGTCATCGACGGGATGATTGCACTGAACCTGTTCGGGTGTTTCCGTCTGCCGAGCCGCATCTGCGACCTCAAGCAGCGCGGCATGAAAATCACTGACCGATGGAAAGTCACGAAGACCGGGAAACGGGTTAAAGAATATCTGTTGGCGATATGAGCAAGAAAATTGGGCTTGTGGATGTGGATGGGCATAATTTCCCCAACTTGGCACTGATGAAACTTTCATCGTGGCACAAGGCACATGGGGATGATGCAGAATGGGTGTTCCCGTTTGCGCAGTATGCCCGCATCTACAAGTCCAAGATATTCACGTTCACCAAAGACGATGAGACCATCTACAATGCGGCAGAGGTCATTAGTGGAGGTACTGGCTACGATGTAAAAAGCAAGTTGCCCGACAATGTGGAACAATGGCGAAATCTTGACTATTCGCTTTACCCGCAGCACAAGTTTAGCATCCAGTTCTACTCCCGTGGCTGCATCCGCCATTGTCCGTTCTGCCTCGTCCACGACAAAGAGGGGATGATACACCCTGTTGAACCGATGGAACTAAACCCGCAAGGAGAATGGATCGAGGTGCTTGACAATAATTTCTTCGCCAATCCCGAATGGAGGTCTGCCGTTGAAGACTTGGAAAAGGCCAAGCAGCCGATTAAGTTCCACGGGGTAGATGTCCGCACCATGGACGAGGAACAAGCCTACTGGCTCAATCGCCTGCCGTTGAAGACGGGAGTGCATATCGCATGGGACTTGCCGCAGATAGACCTCACCGACAAACTGAAGGCGATGCTCATGCACATCAAGCCATATAAGATTACCTGTTATGTGCTTGTCGGTTTCAACTCAACTCCAGAACAAGATCTGCAACGATTGAGGGTATTGAAAGAACTTGGCATCTTGCCATTCGTACAACCTTATCGTGACTTTGAGAATAAGCGGGTGCCGACACCATACGAACAGGACTTGGCAAGATGGGCAAACCGAGCATGGCTTTTCAAATCGTGTGACTTTTTAGATTTTTCACCCCGCAAGGGATTCAAATGTAACGAATATTTCAAATGACAAAGAAAATTCAAGACCTACAACCGACCCGACACTACGTCATCGGCATCGATCCCGACGTGGAGAAGAACGGCGTGGCCATCGTGGAGAAAGAGACCAAGCACCTTGAATGTGCGGCACTGACATTCGCCCAGACACTCGACTACCTGCAATGGGTGGCCAAGCGTGCCAGCGAAGCCAAGGCATCCGTCAAGGTGTATGTCGAGGCAGGGTGGATGTGCCGCACGAACTGGCACCTTACCAAGTGGGACAACCGAGGTCAGGTCGTGGCCAAAGGTGTGTCCCAGGGCCGCAACGAGCAAGTAAGCAAGACCATCGGCGAGATGTGCCAGTATTACGGCCTGGACTGGATGCACATCAAGCCGCTGCGCAAATGCTGGAAAGGCCCTGATCGCAAAATCACCCATGCCGAGTTGTGTGCCGTCACCGGGCTTGTCTATGGGCGAACAAACCAAGAGATGCGTGATGCGGCACTCATCGCATGGGTGGCGGCGGGGTTGCCTGTAAGATTATGGAAACGATGAAACCAGACAACATCATCAAACAGGTGGCCGACCTCTACGGGGTGTCGGTGGAGGATGTACTCAGCCGCAAACGTGACCGCATCTTTGCCGACTGCCGCACGGTTATCTTTTACACGTTATGCGAGCTGAACAAGATGTCATACAAGCAGGCAGGGCGAATTCTATGCAGGACACATCCCGATGCGATTTACCACGTCGCCAAAGCAAAGGACTGGATAAACAACCCGAGGCTCAATCTTGACGGCTCTGCGGCGATACTGGAGATGGAATGCAGAATGCGCCATATCTTCGCATAGATGCGTTCTAACGGCTTTTCTTTGCAGAGATATATAGTTTATCATCTTTGCAGAGAAAACGCAGCAGACGCAAAATTTCGTGAAAATAACTGAGTTTTTCGTGTAAATCACGAAAAATGACTATATTTGCGGTGAGAAATTAAATCATATAGTAACCAAAGGGAACGGCAGCGAGCCGTGGAAGACCACGACAGTCGTGTACTGGCATCGTGTATTTATCAACTTTGTGAAACGTGGATAAGTGGACGCTAAAGGAATAACAAAAAGTTGATTATCGGGAGGCTTCGGCCTCCCCACATGGGGCGAAAGGCAAATGCCGAGAGGCAGCAGGTAAAAGGTCACAATGTTTTTTCATAGGTTTAAGTTTTGAAAGGTTAATATGTTTCACATCGGGGTTCGATTCCCCGACGCCCCACCAAGACATGGAGGGTTAACGATGGCCAAGTTAGACAAGTACGGAATGAATGCGAAGCAGCGCAAGTTCGCTGACCGCTATCTCATCAACGGCAACAATGCCGCTGAAGCGTACCGCTTTGCCTACAACCCCAAAGCTGATGATAAAACAGCCACTGCAACAGGCTATAAAATAAGAATCAAGAGTGCAGTAAAGGCTTATATTGAGAAACGGCAAGCAGAGAATCAGGCGATTGCGGAGGAAAAGCAGTACGCCACAAGGGAAGAGTTAATCAAGTTCTGCACCGACATCATAAGAGGAGAACGTGACGATGTGGACTTTACCATCGAGACGGAATCACAATCGACAATGGGCAGTTCATCATCCACAAAGACAAAGCGCATCAGCAAGCAGTGGGCGGCAGATATGCTCACCAAGTTACTTGGAGCGGATAAGGGGGCAACGGCAAACCAGAACAACGTCATCATCGAGGAGGTGGACTAATGGCCATCGTTTCCCAACATAGGGTGCAGGTCAAGCGCACGAAGGTGTACCGCTTTACCAAGGAGGCTATCAAGGAGGGTAAACGCCTTGTGGCCAACCGTGGCGGCACCCGTAGCGGGAAGACCTATTCGGTCATGACCCTGCTGGTTGTCCTGGCATTGAAGGAACGCCACGCCATCGACGTGGTGAGCGAGAGCAACCCCCACCTCAAGCGCGGTACCCTGCATGACATGGACGAGATACTGACGTCCATGTCGCTCATCGAGGGAGCGCACTACGAACACAACCGAACCGACCAAGTATATACGTTCCAAAACGGGAGCGAGATACGTTTCTTTGCTGCCGACAACTGGGGCAAAGTCAAAGGCTCACGGCGCGATATCCTGTTCATCAACGAGGCGAACCGCGTGGAGTGGGAAATCTTCAGGCAGTTGGATGTCCGCACAACTGGCACCATCATC